CAAAGGTGTTGACAACGTGATCTTGTTTGAGTTTGTTAATCAAGATCAAAAGCCTGTGAACATCACAGGGAGTGAATTACGATTCAAATTGATCAATCTAGCAGGTACTGCACAGTTGATTGAAAAAGACATGGTCATCATCAATGCACAGTATGGGCGTGCCAAGGTCACATTGACATCTGCAGAGACCACAGAGTTTCCACCCGAACCATCAAGCTACAGCATAGAACGTGCCAGCGGTAATCTAGTAGAAGCAGTGTTTGTGGATGCACAGGCGCAGGGCCGTGGTGACGTGGACATAGTAGACAGTGTGAAGCCGGCTTTTGTGCCCAGCCACTTGGTAACTATACCTAACATCTACGGTCCAGAAGCATTCTTAGATCCAGTATTCAGTGCCAACTACCCAGACTGGGCGTTAAATCCACCGGGGGCATACGGAAATGTTTACAATGATCCACAAAGATTCAGTAGCCATGTGAACAGTAATGGTTCTAGTTTGACCACATTCCAAATGGAAATGGATCATTTTACTGGTAATGTCAAAGCACAAGGTGCTCAAACTTATGAATCAGTTTGGGTAGACGTTACTGAACAGCAAAGCTATTACAATAAAACTGGTACAGACTATATCAATGTATTGGGATATCATCCTTTGTTAAGACTTGTGGCAGATCAATGGCCGGGTACAGAACAGGTACAATTGGCCACGGCCACAGCGTACGGAGCCAACGGAGTGATAGAATCTATCACGGTGACTCAGTCAGGATACGGATATCTAGCACCACCGCGTGTGAACATCATTGGTCTGGGTGCAGGTGCTGTGGCCGAAGCAGAAATTGAAGGTAACTCAGTAAGCGCCATAAATGTTATTAATGGTGGCCAAGGCTATGTTAGTAACCCACAACAAAGCAATCAGATTGCCGCAGTCAGTCTCAATCGTGGAGCCATTGTAAGCATACTAGTTAGATGAAATATAAAAAAATTGTAGGATTTGGCGATTCGTGGATGTACGGTGATGAGTTGCTGGATCCAGATCTGGTTCTCAAACACGCCGACGCACATTCATGTTGGACACAGAATGATTCGTATCGAAGCAGTCATAACTTTTTAGGAATAATTGGTAAACATTACAATGTGCCGGTTGAAAATTTTGGCATCCCTGGAGGATCCATGCAAAGTTCAATTTGGACATTTCAATGGTGGTTGGATCATGAACCCAACCCCGAAGAATGTCTAGTATTAGTTGGACATACCGATTCGGATAGATTGACTTTTTATAATCCCAATCATTGTAGTTACTCCAACGATCCGCCCTGGAACAAGTTTATACATTCTTCATGGGTAGAATATGGCAGCAGTGTAGTACCTGCAGAATTTCGAACAATGGTCAAACAACAATTGGTATTAACCAACTGTGCAGAACTCACACGGTTAAATTATCAACAGACTGTGATGTTCTTTGACGGAGTATCTGCCAGGCACAACATACCCATGATGCAATTTCACGTTATGCCTGCCGAGTGTGAAATGAAAAATACTCCCACTCTAATTTGGCCCGGCCTTGCAACTACACTTTGGTTCCGAGATCATCCAGAAAATCGAAATCGTGAACTAGTAAAATCAGGCGGCCATCCCAATGAGATTGGGCACAAAATGATTGCTGAAAAGTTGATTTCTACCATAGACTCTGCTACAATGTAAGGATGCTAGACATCCTTGAGTACTTGCCTGCGAAACGAAAGATCACGCCATCGGGCTGGACTAGTTTCAATGCAGTATGTTGTCAGCACAACGGCAGTACAAAAGACCATCGTAATCGTGGCGGGATCAAAACATCTGAACAAGGTTGGAGTTATCACTGCTTCAACTGCAACTACACCGCTAGCTTTATCCTTGGCCGTACATTAAGTTATAAGGCCCGCAGGCTCTTGAGTTGGATGGGTGTTCCTGACGCTGAAATTGATATGCTGAACTTAGAAAGTCTAAGACATCGAGGCATATACGGTATCATTGACGATCGACAACGCACATTTGATGTATTGGCAGGAATAGAGTTTGTTGAACACGAGCTGCCACCATTGACTGAGTTATTGACCGAACAAAATCAATTTAGAGAATATTTACGGCATCGTCGAATACCAGAAGATTATCCTGCATTAATTTTTAAAAATTCTCAAAATCATCGTCCAGCAGTGATTATCCCATTCACACATCACAATCGTGTGGTAGGGCATACTGAACGATACCTGGATAATAGAAAACCCAAATACATCAGCAGCAGTCAGCCTGGGTATGTATTTGGCACCGACTTGCAACATGCAGACTGGACCAACACAATTGTGGTAGAGGGTGTGTTTGATGCTCTGTGTATTGGAGGCCTAGCAGTAATGCATAGCACCATATCGGACCAGCAAGCTAGATTAATTCGCAGTCTAGGCAAAGAGATTACAGTGGTACCTGACCAAGATTTGGCAGGTATGGAACTGGTGGATCGTGCTGTGGAACTAGGATGGGCAGTTAGTATGCCACCCTGGCCGGCAGACGTTAAAGATGTAAATGACAGCGTGGTTCGTTATGGAAGGTTGGCAACTGTGCTAACTATATTTGAAAATCGTGAAACCAGCAGAATTAAAATAGAACTAAGGAAGAAAAATCTTGTCAAGCGACTTAACTCTTAATGTATTTGGAGATAGTTATGCCACTCCTAATGTCTGTGTGCCACCGGGTGAATCTTTCTGGGGGTTAGCAGCAAAGGATCTTGGTGTGGACAAAATTGTAAATTACAGTCATCCAGGATTTAGTCTTGATCATGTTATACATATTTTGTTGAATGAAAAATTTAATTTTGAAGATGATTATTTTTTAATAGGCATTCCGCCATTGATTAGGTATGTGGCATACAAGGATGATTCAGACTCTAGGTGGACGGCAACAACATTTAACACTGAGTTTGTTCCTGCCCACATACCCGTAAATAGTTTAGACAATACATTAAAATTTCAATTTGAACAACAATTTTTAAATAATAAAGAAGAATTAGATAGATTCTGTACCGAATGGCTTGATGTGCAATCCTTGGAAAAAATATTTCTGGTACATCAATATTTGACTTTGAACAAAGCAAAGTTTTTGATTTTAAATCTCTCTGTTCCAATTGTGTGTCAAGATATGTGGCCTGCAGGAAAAGGTATCATGACTAAAGTCCGAGACTTAGCCGAGTGTGTGATATTTGATAACACATATCAATCCGTAAATTATAATGATAATATTAAACCTGCAGACTTCGATCAACATAAGTGGTTTGGGCACCACGGATCGACGGGTAATCTAAATTGGTATAATAAGATAGTTAAGAACAAAATGATAAAATTAAATTGGATCAATAATGCTTAAAGACTACGGAATTGAAGTACAAAAGTTATTCTTGGAAATGATGTTGGAGGACGCACAAGGCTACGTGCGTGTGCAAAACATCTATAACCCAGAGAACTTTGATAGAAGTTTGAGACCAGCTGCTGAGTTTCTTAAAGAGCACGGTGACAAATACAAAACACTGCCAGACCGAGCACAGATATCAGCCACCACTGGAGTCAAACTACAACCAGTACCTGAACTTAACGAAGGGCACTTTGAATGGTTCATGACTGAGTTTGAAGCATTTACTCGACGTCAAGAACTTGAACGTGCAATTCTCAAAGCAGCAGACTTGTTGGAAAAGGGCGACTACGATCCTGTAGAAAAGCTGATCAAAGACGCTGTACAGATTAGCTTAACCAAGGACATGGGCACAGATTACTTTGCTGATCCCAAAGGCAGAATTGAGAAGTATTTCAACTCTGGTGGACAAGTAAGCACAGGATGGCCACAGATGGATAGACTGTTGTATGGCGGGTTCAGTCGCGGTGAACTAAACATCTTTGCAGGCGGGTCGGGCTCGGGCAAGAGTCTTGTGATGATGAACATAGCATTGAATTGGGTTCAGGCCGGACTAAGCGGAGTATACATTACGTTGGAGTTGAGTGAAGAGCTTACATCATTGAGAACTGATGCCATGCTTACCAATATGAGTACCAAGGATATTCGAAAGGATATTGATACCACTGAACTCAAAGTCAAAATGGTAGGCAAGAAGTCTGGAAACTATCAGGTGAAAGGATTGCCGGCACAGAGCAACATCAATGACATTCGTGCGTACTTGAAAGAGTATCAAATTCAAACAGGCAAGCGTGTGGATTTTGTGATGATCGACTATTTAGACTTGTTGATGCCAGTAAGTGCAAAGGTGAGTCCCAATGACTTGTTTGTGAAAGACAAGTATGTGAGTGAAGAGCTGCGTAACTTGGCAAAAGAACTACAGATACTAATGGTTACTGCAAGTCAGTTGAATCGATCAGCAGTAGAAGAAGTGGAGTTTGATCACAGTCATATTTCAGGTGGTATCAGCAAGATTAATACAGCAGACAATGTGTTTGGTATCTTTACTAGCAGACAAATGAAAGAGCGTGGCAAGTATCAAATTCAATGTATGAAGTCACGTAGTTCAACAGGCGTGGGCCAGAAGATTGATCTTGAATACAATATTGATACCATGCGTATTACAGATGCTGGCGGAGAAGATGGCGAGAACTCATTCCGCAAACCCAGCTTGATGGATTCTATCAAAGCAAAAACATCAGTTACTCCGGCAGAATCTACTGATGCTTCCAGCGGCCGATGGGAACGAGCACAACCCAAAGATGGGCACGATCCATTGGATCCAAAGATTTCGGCCGATGTGCAAAGTACCAAGCTCAAGCAGTTACTGGGCAAGATTAAAACATCTTAAAACCAATAAATAAGTCAAGGGCCTTTATCTATATGCAGAAACGAACTCGTAGTCTATTAGAAGAATTAGATTCTATGTACATTGAGCGTGAACGCGACCTGGTGATAGAGAGCCGTGCTGCAAATATCATTGCCGGCGCAATCAATCTATTGGAACAGATTGATGCTTCTTATACCCAAGAACAAGCAGAAAATTTAACACGCAAATTACTCAATGCTATCCGTACTCGTGATGCAGGAAAATTTGCCAGAACAGTGAGGCGCAGTGATGCAAATTAAACAGCTACTTGAAGGTGGCAATGTATTCAAAACAAAATCGGGCGATCCATTAACCCAACGTATCAATCTGCAAGATGTGCCAGCCACAGTTGA